GTTGACAGTATGATGTCGGCTGACGTGCATATCGAAGAGGGTTGGCCGGTTCACATTGGGCTTGACTTTGGTTTGACGCCTGCGGCTGTCTTTGGGCAGAAGATGCAGAATGGGCGGTGGCACGTTGTGCATGAGCTTGTTGCGTTTGATATGGGGCTTGAGCGGTTTTGCCATCACTTGCTGGCTGACATACAGCAGCACTTTCCAAAGTCGGACGTGCTGATCTGGGGTGACCCGGCGGGTGTCAAGCGTGACGAGATATTTGAGGTGACGGCGTTTGAGCATTTGCGCACGATGGGGCTACACGCTAGGCCAACCAGCACCAACGATTTTATGGTTCGGCGTGAAGCTGGTGCTATGCCGATGAATAGGTTGATTGACGGCAAGCCCGGCCTGCTGGTTAATCGTTCTTGCGTCAAGACGCGCAAGTCTTTGGCTGGTGGTTATCATTTCAAGCGTATGGCAGTTGGCGCTGGTCAGGAGCGGTTCCGCGATGTGGCGAATAAAAACCAGCACTCGCACGTTGGTGACGCATTTGGCTATTTGATGCTTGGCGCTGGCGAGGTGCGGAACATTACGCGCAACAGCCAGTTTAGCAATCAGTTTAAACAGGCCACAGCAAATATGGACTTTAGTGTTTTTTAATGTGGCAGCGCGAAATAACCAACAACCGCCAAATCCAGATTGTGCCATTTCACTGGACGCATCCCTATGCGGCTGATTTGCGGGAGCATGACAAGAAGGCTTTTGATCATATTCCTAATTATCAAGAAATGTTAAAGGCGTTTCAAGCCGAGGGCGGCGCTATCACGGCGCTGTGGCGCGGCAGGATTGTCGCCTGCTTGGGTTGCAATGTTATGTGGCCGAGCGTGGCAGAGGCGTGGATGATAACATCTATAGAATTTCCTAATATATCTACTACAGCGACAAGGGCAGCTATTAGATATTTCGATAAGATCTCTATAGAGTATCAATTAAAACGATTGCAGATCACTGTTGACACAGAAAACGAGCTTGCGATGCGGTGGGCAAAGGTGTTAAAATTCACACCAGAAGGATTACTGCGCAAATATGGGCCGGGCAATTCTGATCACATGATGTTCGCAAAGGTTTACGAATGAGCAATCTTTTTAAAACCCCGAAAATGCCAACGCCGCAACAAGTTGCCCCAGAGGTGACAGAAGCGCAAAAACGGCAAGAAGAGCGCCTTGAGGCGCAAGAAGAAAGCCAAGCACGTCAAATGGCTGCTCGGCGCAGGGCTAGGCAGTACGGCGGTCGGCGTATGCTTATGGCTTCTATTCGCGGCGGCACAGCCGAAGATGAAACAACATTAGGAACATAATTATGGGTGCATTTAAAAAACTTATGGGCATGAAAGTTGGCGGCAAGACTGTTGTTGAAAAAATTAAACAAGAAACAGCGCCAGCGGCTGTAAAAGTTGCGGCCACACCAGATCAACGAGCAGAAGCTGCTCGTAGACGTGGCCGCAGAGCAGGTCGCCGTGGGTTAATGATGGCTGGTCGCCTTGGTGGCGGCGGGGGTGAGCAAGAAGAAACCAAAACAACATTAGGAGCGTAGTTATGCCGAAGAAAAAAGGTAAGGGTTACGGTAAATAATGGAAAAGAAAAAAGAGGTTTGGGATAAGAAGCGCCCAAAGGGTTTGGGCAAGTCAAAGGGTTTAAGCCCGGCACAAAAGCGCAAAGCGCAGCGAGCCGCAGCAAAGGCTGGCCGTCCATATCCTAACCTTGTCGATAATATGAGGGCAGCGCGTGACTAAGAAGGCGCATCAAGCACCGGGCGGTGGATTGAACGAAGCCGGTCGCAGGCATCACGAAGCCAAAGACGGCGGCAATCTAAAGCGCCCAGTCAAAACTGGCACTGGGCCGCGCCGCGTTTCTTTTGCTGGCAGGTTTGGTGGTATGGCTGGCCCTGAGACAAAACCAGATGGATCGCCCACTAGGTTAAAAAAGGCACTATCTGCTTGGGGCTTTGGGTCAAAAAAAGCTGCCAGAAACTTTGCGAAGAGGCACAAGAAAAATGCGTAGTGTTGAGGAAATCCTAAAGCGTCACGATATTGCGCAGCGCCGCAAAGACAATTGGCGGCAGATTTACGAAGATTGTTATGAGTTCGGTTTGCCGCAGCGCAATCTGTACGATGGCTATTACGAGGGCGGTGGCTCTCCGGGGCAGAACAAAATGGCTCGCGTGTTCGATAGCACGGCCATCAATGCAACACAGCGATTTGCCAACCGCATCCAGTCGGGTCTATTCCCGCCTTATGCACCGTGGTGTCGCCTAGAGCCGGGGCCAGAAATCCCAGAAGAGCGGCGCATCGAAGCACAAATGGCGCTGGATATGTACAGCGACACAATGTTTAGTGTGCTGCGCCAATCTAACTTTGATTTGGCTATGGGCGAGTTCTTGCTCGATCTGGCGGTCGGCACAGCTTGTATGTTGATCCAGCCCGGCGATGAGCTAAACCCAATCCGATTTACTGCGGTGCCGCAGTATTTGGTTGCCATTGAAGAGGGCGCACACGGCAGGGTCGATAATGTTTACCGGCGTATGCGTATGAAGGGCGAGGCTATCAGCCAGCACTGGCAAGATGCCGAAATCCCAGAGCGTATGCAGCGCATGATTGACGAAAAGCCGACTGAGGAAATCGAGCTTATCGAAGCCACACTGTATGAGCCTGAGATGGGTGAGTTCTGCTATCACGTCATTTGGCCGGAAGGCAAAGCCGAGCTATTAAAGCGTTACATGAAATCTAGTCCTTGGATCGTGGCGCGTTACATGAAAGTGGCCGGTGAGGTCTACGGTCGCGGGCCGTTGGTTACTGCAATCCCAGACATCAAGACGCTCAATAAAACGCTAGAGTTGCTGCTTAAAAATGCCAGCTTGTCAATTGCCGGTGTTTACACTGCTGCTGATGACGGCGTGTTGAACCCGCAAGCGATCCGCATTGCGCCGGGTGCAATTATCCCGGTGGCGCGTAACGGTGGCCCGCAGGGTGAGAGCCTGCGTCAGATGCCACGATCTGGTGACTTTAACGTGTCGCAGATCGTCATCAATGATTTGCGCATGAACGTCAAAAAGATTTTGCTCGATGACACATTGCCGCCTGACAACATGAGCGCAAGGTCTGCGACAGAGATTGCAGAACGCATGAAAGAATTGGCGCAGAACCTTGGCTCCGCTTTCGGTCGTTTGATTACTGAGACTATGGTGCCAATGATTGCGCGTATCTTGTATGTGATGGATGAGCGCGGCTTGATTGAAATGCCACTGCGCGTCAATGGCCTTGAGGTTAAGGTCACACCAGTCAGCCCGATTGCACAAGCGCAAAATATGGGTGACATCGAAAAGATTATGCAGTGGGTGCAAATGTCGTCAGCCCTTGGCCCAGAAGGTCAAATGGCTGTCAAGACAGGCAGTATTGCAGATTATGTTGCTGACAAGCTGGGTATCCCGGCTGAGTTGCGCACATCTCCCGAGGAGCGCGAGATGATGATGCAGCAGGCAATGGAAGCCGCCCAGATGGCGGCGCAAGCAGAGGCCGGTGCAATGCCAGAGGGTGAGGCACCGCCAGAAGGGGCATAAGAATGAACCCAGACGGTTGGGATGGTCTACGTTCTGTAGACCCTAAGATTGCAGAAAAACAGCAAGTTGATAAGGACGACATTGATCGTCTTTATCTGCGCGTGTTCGCCAGTGACGATGGGGCAAAGCTGCTCACCCATCTACGCGCACTGACGATAGAGCAGCCAACGTGGTATCCCGGCGAAGAGGCCAGCCACGGCTATGCTCGCGAAGGCCAGAACAGTCTGGTCAGGGAAATTGAGCGGCGCATGAAAAGAGCGAGATCACTATGAACGAAACTGATGGTCTGTTGGCCGATGCTCAAGTTGAGAGTGACGATAACCAACAGCAAGCAGAAGAAACAATCTCACACGTTAAGCCTGATGGCGAGACAGTTTCTAGTGACGCAGTAGCGTCAGAGGCGGCAACCGAAGAGGGAAAACCTGAGTGGTTGCCAGAAAAGTTTAATACCGGCGAAGATTTGGCAAAGGCTTATTCTGAGTTGCAGAAAAAGTTTAGCCAAGGAAAGCACAAAGCCCCAGAAGAGTATGACGAAAGCGTGTTTGCCGAGGCTGGTATCCCAGAGGATGACGAGCTTTACACAACATACAAAGACTGGGCCAAAGAAAACGGCATTAGCCAGTCTGCGTTTGAAGAGCTTGCTGGCAAGTTTATTTCTATGGCTGGTGATGAGGCCGAGGCCGCAAACATTTCATATAAAGAAGAATACGAAAAACTAGGCAACAATGCTGACGCAATCATCAAATCAATGTCTGACTGGGCATCAAGCCTAGTTCGCAAGGGCGTTTGGTCTGAGACTGATTTTGAAGAGTTCAAAATTATGGGCGGCACAGCCGAGGGCATGAGGGCTTTGCAAAAAGTGCGCAGCTATTATGGCGACAAGGCCATCCCGGTAGACGTTGCGCCATTGGCCGGTGCGCCGTCAAAAGACGAATTGATGGCTATGGTTGGCAAACCAGAATATCAAACTGACCCAACCTATCGAATGAAAGTTGAAAAAATGTTTGAGCAAGCGTTTGGCAATGACGAATACTCGCCAACTTAAAGGTCAAGAGGGAACTGTTTACAGTTCTCTCTTTTTTCAATATAATACCTGTTGACAGACAATCGGCTTTCGACCTGTCGCCAACGCTTGGGGGCGTAGCGTGTATGCCCAAGCCGCAGCCCGGAAGGATACCTGCTAGGCGCTAATCGTGTTTTAACTTTTACAAAGGAATAGGAAAATGGCTGTAGGCATTTCCAATGCTTTTGTGCAATTGTTCGATGCGGAAGTGAAGCAGGCTTATCAAGCATCTCGTGCTTTGGCTGGCATTACTCGCGAAAGAACAAGTGTCGAAGGCAATCAGGTGAAGTTCCCGAAGATCGGGAAAGGCACCGCAACAGTTCGCGTACCGCAAACTGACGTAACCCCTCTTAACGTGACCTATTCGCAGGTCACAGCAACAATGAGCGACTACATCGCTGCCGAATATAGCGACATCTTCTCACAGCAGAAAGTCAACTTTGACGAGCGCCGTGAATTGGTGCAAGTAGTCGGTGCAGCTATTGGTCGCCGTATGGATCAGCTTGTTATTGACGCGCTCAATGCAGCTTCCGCACCGTCAACCGTTGCAACAACTGTTGGTGGCGCAGGCACAAACATGAACCTTGCAAAGCTGCTCGCAGCTAAAAAGGCTCTGGATGTGAAAAACGTACCAGCAGAAGGCCGTTGCATGATCATTCACGCAAACGGTTTGTCAGCATTGCTTGATGAGACAGAACTGACCAGCAGCGACTTTGCTACTGTGAAGGCTCTTTCAACAGGTGAGATCGACACTTTCCTCGGCTTTAAGTTCATCACACTAGGTGATCGTGATGAAGGTGGCCTGCCACTACCATCAACCCGCACTTGCTTTGCGTTCCACCGCGATGCAATCGGCCTTGGTATCGGCATGAACCAAAAGTCAGAAATCAACTACGTTCCTGAGAAAACGTCATTCCTCGTTTCTTCAATGTTCTCCGCTGGTGCGGTTGCCATTGATGACGATGGCATTGTCAAAATCTCAGCGACTGAATAGAAAGGAGTTTAGAAAATGGCTTTCTCTTCAGCAGGATGGAATGTTATCGGTGCAGCTAAATCTGGCAACGCACCATCAATGTACACCTACACATCAGCAGACGCGATTGCTGACGTGAACACCGAAGGATATTTCAACGACTTGTCAGACACAGTGGCAGTCGGTGATGTGATCTTTGTTCACGACAGCGCGACCCCAACAATGTCAATCGTTGTTGTTCTGTCAAACGCATCTGGTGTTGTTGACGTATCAGACGGCACGGCTGTATCAGTCGCTGACGCAGACTAATCTAAGTGGGGCCGGGCAACCGGCCCCCTTTCCCTATTCTGGAGTAGCGCAATGGCGGCTGGTGATACCAAACTATCAATCTGTTCTGATGCTTTGATTATGTTGGGCGCTGCGCCTCTGTCATCATTTGCCACTGGCACCGATGAAGCGCAAGTTGCGGATCGTTTATATGACGATGTTCGCGACACCCTTTTAATGCAATATGCCTATTCTTGGTCTGTGCAAAAGGTGCAATTGGCGCAGCTTGCCAGTACCCCAATCAATGAATGGAAATACACTTATGCGCTGCCGGGCGACATCCTCGGCAACCCAAAGGCTGTGTTTAATGTAAGCTCAGTTGGCGCAAGGCCAGTTCGCGATTTTGAGGTTTATAACCTTGGCCTTTATACAAACTACGAGAGCATTTGGATTGATTACCAGTTCCGGCCAGAGCCTGCCATTTTTCCACCGTATTTTGTGCGGTTGTTAAAAATGGCGCTGGCGGCTGAGTTCGCCGAGCCGATCACTGATCAGATTACAAAGGCTGATTATTACCATCAAAAGGCTTATGGATCGCCGTCTGAAAATATGCGCGGTGGCTTGGTTCGTGTTGCTATTAACATTGACGGCGCAGATCGCCCGGCACAACAAATACAAGAGTTCCCAATTTCAGATATAAGGTTCTAGCATGAGCCGCATCATTCAAATACAGAATGACTTTACCGCTGGCGAGCTTGACCCAAAACTGCGGTCGCGTACTGACATCAGTCAATATAAATCTGGTCTGTCAACTGCGCGTAATGTTAGCATCCAGCCGCAAGGCGGGGCAAAGCGGCGTGATGGCACTAAGTTTATTGCAGAGCTAGACAGCGGTGCCGGTGATGCGGTGCGGATGGTGTCGTTTGAGTTTAGTATATCTGACAGCTATATGTTGGTGTTCACGCCCGGCAAAATGTATGTATTCAAAGACGGCTCGTTAATTACCAACATTAACAGCAGCGGCAATGATTTTTTGGCTGTGGCTAGTTTGACTAGCTCTATTTTGCCAGAAATGAACTGGGTGCAATCTGCCGACACAATTATTGTCGTGCATGAGGATTTGCCACCGACAAAGATTGTGCGTGGGGCTGGTGATAGCAATTGGACTGCCAGCACGATTAGTTTTGATTTTGTGCCTAAGTATGCTTTCACCTTAACGGTTACAGCAGGAAACGTTTACAATACTGGTGTGCCACATGACCACCTAGAACCATCAGCCACATCTGGAAACCTTACACTAACAGCAAAACACAGCGGGTCAGATGCGCTTATATTTACATCATCTGCTGCCAGTTATGTTGGGCAATATATCAACGTGACGCCATTTGGCCGGTTGCGGATTGTGCGCAAGGTATCAAATGCCAAGCTAGAATGTTTTGCCGAGGTGCCACTTTTTGACACTGGCAACATTGATGACGCTGATTGGGAGTTTGAAGAGGGTTACGAAGATTCGTGGTCAGGTAGTAGAGGATATCCGCGCAGCGTGACGTTTCACGAAGGCCGTTTATACTTTGGCGGCACGAAACAACGCCCATCAACCATCTTTGGCTCTAGGGTTGCGACCTTCTTTAACTTTGACCCCGGCGAGGCACTCGATGATGCGGCGGTTGAGGCAACGCTCGACACCGGTACATTTAACGCAATTGTCGATATCTTTTCTGGTCGTCACTTGCAAATTTTTACGACTGGCGCAGAGTTCTATGTGCCGCAGACATTAGACACGCCAATCACGCCCAGTAACCTAATCGTAAAGCAACAGACTGCGTTTGGCAGTAAGCCGGGCATACGCTTGCAAAACGTGGACGGCTCCACCTTGTTTATTCAAAGGCAAGGCAAGGCGATACAAGAATTTATTTATAGTGACGCGGTGCAAGCGTATACATCAGCAAAAATATCTTTGCTGTCATCGCACTTGTTAAAAGCCCCAGAAGAAATGGCGGTGCGTGTCGCAACGTCTACTGACGAGGGCGACCGGCTAATGTTGGTAAACGGCGAAGATGGCAGCATTGCCTGTTATACATTGCTGCGCAGTCAGAACGTCATTGCGCCGTCAGAGTGGACAACCGATGGCGAGTTTATCAATATCGGTGTTGATGTTGACGATATTTACGTTGTGGTAAAACGCACTATTGTGCCTTATGCAACAGCCACAATTACCGTGACTGACGCAACAAACATCGCCAATGGCGAGACTGTTGTTCTAACTGACAATACTGGCACGTCAACAATACTTACTGCGGTAACTGCTGCGCCAGCCAATGCGCTAGAGTTCCAAGTTGGCGGCTCTCTTACAAACGATCAGGTTGCGGATAATTTGGCGGCGGCTATTAATTCAGTTGCCGGGTATGACGCGCCTAACCCCGCGTCTAATGTTATCAGCATTACGCGCACAGCCTCTGGCAGTAACAATTTAACTATTGCATCAAGCGACCCGGTAAGATTGACTGACGTTGATTTTACAGTTGGCGCGACTAATAGATATTACGTTGAGATATTTGACCCTGACGCACTGCTCGATTGCTCTGTGGTTGGCGGTGCGGCATCGTCTGTTAGCGTAAGCCACCTAGAAGGTGACATTGTTAAAATTATCCGCGATGGCATCGTTGAGCCAGACCAGACTGTAGGCATTAGCCCCTTTACCGTCACATTTGCTACAGCGGCGTCTACAAGCCATCAGGTTGGCCTTAACTTTACGCCAGAGGTAAAGACGCTGCCAGTTGAGCCAAACTTACCCAGCGGCTCTATAAAGGGGTTTAAAAAACGTATTTTTGAGGTAAACGCTGAGTTGTTTGAAACGCAGTCTCTTACAATTGACGATAAGTTAATAGCGTTTCGGCAATTTGGCACAGGCGTTTTTGGTAGTGCCGTGCCGGAGTACACAGGCATCAAGACATTGCACGGCATTTTAGGTTATACTTATGACGGGCAAATAACAATCGGCCAAGAGGTGCCATTAAAAATGACACTGCTAGGCATTGATTACAAAGTGAGCGTAGGACAGTAATATGGCACAAGCACTTCCATTTATTATGGCTGGCTTAACCGCCGCGACAATGTATTCGCAATTAAAAGGCGGCCAACAACAAGCTAAAGGTCTGATGCGCCAAGCTGCGTATAGAAAAGTGCAGGCTAGATCTGAGGTGCTTAAATACAAACAGCAGGGCGTTGCAGTTATGGACAACATATTGCAAACCAAAGCGTCAATTAACGCCCGCATCGCCGCTGGGGGGCTTGAGACATTTAGTGGAAGCGCTAAAGTTTTAGGTGTTATGGCCGAAGCTAAAGGCGCAAACGAACTTTACATTAGCCGTGATGGTGAGCAAATTGCCTTTGGCACTGGCGAAGCACAAGCATTGCAATTGGCGTCACAAGCTAAGTCAGCTATGGCGGCTGGTAGGACTGCCGCGCTTGGCACTCTGACGAGCGCCGTGGTGGGGCAAATGGCTTTAGGCGGTGCGCCGGGTGGCGATACCTTTAGTGGCATTGGTGATGCGCCCGGCACTGCGATGGGAACTGGCTAATGGCAAAAGATTTAAGATACCGCCCATTAGGTGTAAGCATACCATCAGTGCCTAATGTCGATTTTACAGCGGCAGGCACGGCGCAGGCGCGTAATTATGACGCCATTGCCAAAAGCCTTAATAGCATGAGTGATTATGTTTACAAGCGTCAGGTTGCGCAGACGAAGCGCGATGCTGCGCAGTACGCATTTGAAAATCCAGTTTCAGCAGAGCAAATCGAAGACGCAATTTCCCAAGGCAGAGATATTGAGGAAATTGTTGGTGACCCTGACACTGTATTTGGGGCAGTGACTAGCGCCACCATTGCGCAACAGTTGACAACTGAGCTTGAGATTGACGCAAACAAAAAAATTTCCGCGTATTCTGCTGCTATTAAAACTGGCGGCTTGTATACAAATGCACAGATTGGCGCAATGCAGGACGATCTTACCGCAATGATCACCGGGCATTCCGAAATTATTGCATCAATTGATCCAAACCAAGCCTTAAAATATAACGCTGCGGCAAACACTAGCGCGTCATCTGTTTATAAATCTGCACTTGAAATGCAATTGTCGGTTAAGAGAGCGGCAAAAATTGCTGCCTCAGATGAGTTTTTGGCGGGTGTGCCTGACACGCTTAGAGACATATTGACGGCCAAAGATGTGGACGTTGAAAAGGCAATTGGCGATATGGCTATCTTGGCGCGTCAAGCTAATGACGTTGTGATAAGCACCGGAGATTTAGCCTACGCAAAAAGCAAATCAACAGAAATACAAACAATGGTCAGAGATGTGCAGGTTGGTGTATTGACTGATTACGTTATAGGTTTGCCCGGTGCAAAACAAACCAGCGCTTTGCGCAGCGGCAATATGGGCGCGTTGACGCCAGTCTATGCGCTTTTGGATAGCAAGGAGCAGGCTAAATTTAGATCAAACGTCAGAACAGAGATTGCTGCTAGGCAGACTGCTGACGATCAAGTTGAGGCCGACAACCTAAAAACAGCAAACAGAGATTTAGTTGGTGCTGTAGTAGCGTTCACAGTAGAACCAGATGGAACACCCGCATCTGATGATGCAATGGCAACAATTATGAAAATCGCAATTGACACCAATGGGGCAGCTATTGATGGTCAGGGAATTATTGCATTAACTAAAACAAAGCAAGCATTAGGAGAGGACGAGCCTACAAATCCTGTTGGTGAGTTGCAAATATTAGATTTAATCTATAACGACAAAATCACTACTTTGGCAGAACTGCAAGCCGTTGCAAAAGATAAGGGCGTAGGGCCAAAAGCCCAATTAAGATTGTTGCCAAAAATGAACACGGCAACAAAAGAAATTGAGCGCGGAGTTGCATCTATTGCTCGCCAACATTCGCAAATTGTTCCCGGCACGTTGAACCCTTCAAAGAAAAAAGCCCAAGCATATGCCAGCTTTACAGCAAAAGTTGACGCTAGGTTTATTGAAAAAATGAGTGCTTGGGAGACTAGCGCAGATGAGCCGGATATTACTAAAAAACCTAGTAAGGTTGAAATTGCAAAAGAGTTAAAAAATGATTTGATGTCGAGCGAGTACGGCAAAATCATTACAAGGTTGGTGAATACAACTGATGAGCGGCTAGATGTTTACGGCATAGATTTTACAGAATATACAACAATTGACGAAATCAATAGCGTTAGGCTGCTTTATAATATGTCTGACGATGATTACGATTATACTGTAAAGAAAATCAAAGCTATTCAGCGAAACATTGTTTTAAGAGATGAATTGGTAGACTAATGGATGAGCTAAAAGAAGCGTTTGACTATCAGGCAGATGGCCACATTTTCTTGGGATCTCCGCAACCTATGCTGCGGGATATGCGTTTTGACGATGTTTCTATGCCACCAGAGCCGGATGATGAGCCTGTTGAAAAACGTGGCGACAGACGCCAACGCCGCGAAGACATTAAAGTGGTGCCGCCAAAATACAATGAAGACCAGCTTGCTGTAATGCCTGAGTGGATTGGCGCGTCTAAAAAAATGTTTTCTGTTATGAATGACGGTGAGCGTTTTATTGGCTCAGACAAGCAGGCGGCGGCATATGGGCTGGATCTAATGTCTGAGTTTAATTGGAACATGACCGGGCCTTCTGGCATACCCGGTGAAAGTGGTATTAGCGTACCCGGCTTTGCGTTTCAAGTTGCGGCTCTTATGTCAGACAATGCTGGCGAAGAAAACGCTATGACGTTTTTGCAAATGCTTCACACATACTCTGACACATCAACAAACGGCGCAACAATTAAACGCGCATTTCGCGGTATCTTTGCTGACCCACTGACTTATGCTGGTGGCTTTGGCAAGCTCTTCGCTATGGGCGCAAAATCTCTGGCTGGAAAAGTGTCAGGTCAGGTACTTAAAGATATGCTAATGAAAACAGCGGCTGGCACTGCTATGCCTTATGACCTTGCTGCCAAGTATCCGGGCAGGACTGGTATGGTCGCAGGCGCAGGTTATGGGGCAGGCTTTGAGGGCGGCACAATGGCCGTTGAAGATGCGGCAGGACTTGGGCCTACTGTTGGCGAAGCAGCCACTAGACTTGGCACTGCTGGCACTGTGGGCGCTGCTGTTGGTGGCGTAGGCGGCAAGGTTTTAAGTGAAGCTATCCCGGCTGCTGGCCGGGCTGTGCGCCAAGGGCTGGACACAGCCGGGCAAGCTGCCGAAGCGCGGATGGCCGAGCGTGGGCCTATTACTGATCGCGTTATGTCTGGTGCCGATCCTATGGAAGTGATTGACCCGGCGTTAGCTGCGGCTGGTAAGTTGGTTAGGGGTGGCTCACCAGAAGCGCATCCAAACAGAATAGCAACAAGATTGCCAACAGCGGTTAGAGCAACAGAAAACCCTATAGATGAGCCGTTGCAAATTGGTTTAGCTGAATCAAAAGCAGACCCGGTGCAATTTGAGCATAATGTTAAAATTGTCCAAGACTACCCAAACATGACTGAGGCGCAATCACAGTTGCCCCCAGAGCAAGCGTCAGAAGAGTTCATAACGCATGTTAAAGATAATTTGCTTTGGATACACGACAAGATCCCAGATGAAACAAGGCAAAGATCGAAACTATGGTATGACGGTGCGAGGGCTATAACTGACAAATGGTCTGCAAAGTATAATTTACCTGACGCATCAATAGCTGGCACTTTAGCTGCTTTATCGCCGCAAATGGATTGGTATAAAAATGTCAGCCTTGCCGAGCGTGTTATTACAACGATGGCAAACCGTGATGTTCCTGCTAGTAAAGAGATGATTGCGTTTGCTAAACAACTCGACCCTAAAACAAAAAAACCAAAACTGGCCGAAAAGTTTCAGCCAATAGTTGACGATATGCTTGGCAAAACATTAAACGATCTTGATAGCCCACTAAAACGAGCTATATTTGTTCGTTTGTATGATGAGGTTAATAATCCAAGAACACACAATATTATTAGCCCAGAAGGCGATTTGATGGAAACTGTAAAGAGGGCTGACGGTTCTGAAGCCGGAACAGGTTGGGGCAGTTTTGTTGAAATAACCAAAGCTGTTGAGGCTGTTGAAAGTGGTGGAAATAAGGCTGTTCTAACGCCATTGATGGGTACGCAGCACAAAGTGCGAAGTTTCTATAACAACATTCTTGACCCTAATGGGCCTAATGGTGATGTAACAATTGACACACACGCAGTGGCCGCTGGCTTGTTAAAGCCTCTTTCAGGTCAAGCGACAGAAGTGCATCACAATTTTGGCAGTGCGCCGTCTGTTGCACAGCGATCTGCAAATTGGAAAGGTGCAACCAAAAATTCTAGCGTTACTGGCGTTCAAGGTAATTATGGTCTTTATGCAGAAGCATATAGAAGAGCAGCAAAAGAACGTGGTATTCTCCCAAGAGAAATGCAATCAATAACTTGGGAAGCTGCTCGCGGGTTGTTTACAGATGTATATAAACGCGCCAAAAAAGATGGTGAATTTGTAAATGTTAAAGCAGTTGATGGTTTTTGGCAAAAGTACCGCAAGGGCGAAATGACTATAGATGAGGTAAGAGATGCAATCGAACAACACGCAGGGGGAATTAACCCCCCAACTTGGAAACAGTAACCCAGTTATTGAGTTGCTTAAAGAATATGGCATCCCTGTTAACAGGGAAAATTATTTAGAGTTGGCTTATCTTGGCGAGCCGCCAGAAGAGTTAAGCGCAGAGGAAGAGCTAGAACTGCCAGAACAGTTACGAAATTAAGGAATAAACGATGGCGATATCTAAAATGCCAGATGAGCAGCGCAACATTCTGGACACAGACAAAGATCCTAATGTGGTGCCGCAATCCGCTGCCCCAGAAGATGATTATGTGCAGGTCGCTAGTGTATCGTCTGCCATTACGTCAAAGCTAGCCAGAAGCAAAACAAAAGAGATACTAGGCGACTTGACCAAAAAAGGGGCTAGACTGTCGCCGGGGGCAAAAGTGACAACAGATGCCGCCGAAATGCCGGTGGTGACTGATGTGCCATTGGGGCCGCGTCTTGATATACCCGGCGCTCAACCGCAGCCGCAACCAACTGCACCGCCACCAGTGTCGCAGGCTGATGTGGATGCGCGACTAGCAGCACGTCAGGATGAAATAGGCACAGCGCGTGAAGCGCCGTCACCGACTACAGCGCAAAAGGCTGCTGGCACTGTTCGCGGGCCGGTCAATACAACATTTTATGACAGCGATGAGTTTGCGGCCACAGTGCAGGCTGCGGCAAAAGCGGCTGACGAAAAATTGATTGACGTTAAAAAGCCAATGTCAATTGATGAAATTTTCAATCGCGCTCAAGAGGCTGGCATCCCAAAAGAAAATTTAGACAAGATATTTTCTGGCCCGGGAATAGATGCCAGCATTGGTGGTTCTCAATTGGCCGAGCGTATGGCCGGGCTTATGGTTTTGCACGATGTCAGTGCTGGCAAGGTTGATGACCTTATGCGCCTTGCTGCGCGTGGCGAGCTAGATGAGCCGAGCAAGCTGGCGCTGCGCGAAGCGATGGCCCAACATGATATGATTTTGTCGCAGTTATCTGGGGCAAAGACTGACATTGCCCGATCAATGAATGTATTTAAAGGGGCGTCTGATCGTCCGGGTGGCCTAAGTCAAAAAGAGTTGCGCGAGGCTTTAAATGAACTCGGCGGCGATGACCAGCTAGTGCGCTTGGCAGAAGAGTACAGTAAAGCAAAAGGCCCAGCCGCCAGAAACGCATTGCTCAGAAACAGCGTAAAACGCAAGTCATACGAGGCCATTGTCTATATGGCTCAGTCAGTAATGCTGAACGACTACGCCACGCATCTTTATAACGCTGCTGGCAACGCTTTGTTTTCGTTTCTTGACGTGCCAGAACGTGCGGGGGCTGTGCCTGTTGGAATGTTGCGCCAGAGATTGGCACAAACATTTGGCTACAAAACCAGCCCTGATAGATATTATGGCGCTGATATTTACGCCAGAATGTCTGGCTTTAGAAACGGCTTGATTGATGGCGTGTCACTAATGGGGCAAAAGTTCATGTCAGGCGGCGCAGCAAAGGATGCCCCAAAAGACCCGCTTAGAACAGAGTACTGGGCGGGGGCTGCATACAAGATACCATTTACTAAAGAAATTAGAGAGTTTCCCGACCTAACCAATACAACAATTGGCAAAGCGTTTAACGCTATGGGCGTTGTTTACTCTGTGCCGTTTAGGGCGCTTGGTGCTGCTGATGAGTTCTTTGCTGGTATAGCACAGCGCGTTCAATTGCATGAAGAGGCTGCTAGGGCTGGCGGCAAGGTGTTCGACAGCACTTTGGCAGACATGACATCAAGAGGCGCTGACCCGCGTGTCGCTGAAAAAGAGGCAACTAAAATTGCGTCTCGGCACGTCCAAAAGTTTTTGACTGAAATGCCCGGCGACATAGACGCAAGCGTGAATGCTTGGCGCAAGCAAGTGACATTGCAGGCTGACATTGATCAACAGTTGCCGTTTGCTGGTATTTATAATGGCGCTAATAAAATGATGAATAAATGGTATTTCAAGCCAATGGCACCATTTAGTAAAACGCTGACCAACATTGCCAGTGAAGGGAATGCTCGTATTGGGCCGCTGGCATTTGTGTCGCCTTCTTTTTATGCAGAAGTGCAAAAGGGCGGGCGTCATCAAGATTTAGCTGTTAGCCGCATTTTACTTGGAACCGCCACTGTTTGGGCTGGCTATGAACTAGCCGCATCAGACCGCACGACTGGCGCTGGCCCCGGCGATACATCATATCGAAATATGTTAAAATCACAAGGCTGGCAACCGTTTGCTCTGAAAATTGGCAAGGATGAAATTTCATCAGAAAACGTCAAGCAATTGCGCCGCATAATGGGGGCTGACGCTGTTACTGAAGGCAGCGGCAAAACCTATGGCGACAGCCTGTTTATTTCTATGAGACGCCTTGAGCCAGTAAATATGCCGTTTCTGTTTGGTGCTGCTTTGACAGATCTTGCTAGATATAGCGACTATGATGATGAGAACTTATTTGAGCAATTGTATTATGCAGGGTCTGCGGCTGTAGCAGAGACAGCAACAAATATGCCAGCGATGCAAGGCATATCAGAACTGACATCTATTGCCGGGTACAAACAAACTGACGCTGGTGACAGGATAGTTTCTGTGTTTAATGCGTTGGGCAAAAGATACAGCAGCTTTGTTTTGTCTGGCACACCGGTCATTGGTTTTAGTAACAGCACGTTTACGGCTCGCGTTGAGCGAATGATTGACCCAGAGGTCAGCAATGTGGGCGTTGACGATGAATACCCAACTGGTTTTGCTTGGTTCGGTGAAACTTATAACAGGTGGAAATCTAGGGTTCCAATTTGGTCTAAGACTGTACCTGTTAAGCTAGATGACTTTGGTGACCCCATAGGCACAGACGCGGCGTCTGCTGTTCAGCCACTATCTATGACATTTGGCGAGGCAAACAACGTCAAAGAATTTTTAGATGCTATTCATATGGGGCCATCACCGTTCCCTAAAAACATAGAAGGGTTAAGGGTGTCACCTGAGATTGAAGCGCGTTGGAAATTGTTAGCCAATAAAGAGATCTTGATTGATGGCATGACGCTAGAAGAAAACATCGAAGCATCTATGACTGAGTTTATGGATGACGCTGAAACAACTGGTGAAGAGTTGGCTATTGGAGATATGCGGCAGCTTGTTAAGAAAATTCAAGGGGATTACCGCAAGCTAGCGAAGATGCGTTTGTTCGGTGAGATCATAGAGGATGATATAGACCCTCGGCTTGTGCAATATTCGCAACTTGCAGTTGACCTATCAGACAATGGGCTAGACGACCAGATAGTAGAGTTCCCAGAGTTTGCGCAAAAACTAGCAGACGTTAAAAACAAAAAACGGTTCCCTGCTCTAACAAAGCCGACAGCAGAAAAACCGTCCTTATCAGGCATGATAAAATAATGTATACTCTCAGCAACAGAATGAGGCATCAAAATGGCTGATTACAACATCAACGCAATTACACGCAGGGTCGTGTTCACTGGGTCAGCCGGTCTGGGGCCGTATGCGTTTTCGTTTGAGATATTGGCTAACACCGACATCGTTGTTTATTTTAACGCAACCAAGTTAACGCTAACCACAGATTTTACTGTCACTATCAACGCTAATGGCACTGGTTCAGTTACACTGATTGTTAATGCTGGGGGTAACATCCCGGCCACCCCAACAGCATCTGATCAAGTTGTTGTGATTGGCGCGCGAGACATTGAGCGCGTGACAGACTTTGTGACAGCCGGTGACTTGCTGGCATCGAGCCTTAATGAGCAGCTAGACGCGCTGACAATTTTTGATCAACAGGTTGCAGAAGAAAACAGGCGCGGCCTTCGCGCCCCTGTCTATGACCCTGCACTGGTTGAGGATGGCGGTGTTGTTGACATGACATTGCCAGCGAAGGCTGACCGGGCGCTAAAGTTTCTAGCGTTTGACAGCAACGGCAACCCAATCGCCACAACTACGGCTGGCGACTTTAGAGGCACTTGGGCAGCGGGCGTTGATTATTTTGCCGGTGACTTGGTGATTGACCCAAACGATAACAATGTCTATCGCGTTAATACAGCGCACACATCTGCTGGTGTAGTTCCTTTAAACACAAACACAAACAGCGCGAACTATGACTTGTTTGTAAACATATCTGCGGCGCAAACTGCATTGATTGAGAGCATAGCATCTCAGTCCTCTGTAGAATTTTCACTGATCTTAGGATAGTAAAATGGCTAATACCTTTAAACTAAAAACTAATGGGGCTATGCCAGCCAGTGCTGGTACGCCCGATGTAATTTACACAGTTCCGGCTGCAACCACTGCGGTAGTTGTTGGGCTGACACTGGCAAACATCCACACAACCTCAGTCACAGCCACAGTGCAAATTGTGTCTACAACGGTTGATACTGAAACCAACGAGACAGTCAGCGTTGTTAAAGACGTTCCTATCTTGGTTGGATCATCACTAGAGTTGATGAGTGGCAACAAATACATCTTGCAAACTGGTGACGTGATCAAGATTGATTGCAGCGTGTCTGCCAAGATAGACGCAACGCTAAGTGTGACGGAGATAACCTGATGCGGTACATTGGTGCTGACGCAAACTTTGCCAACAATGCTGTTTACACTTACACAGCTGCTGGCGGTGAGACTAGCATTTCTGGCGTTGATAACGCTGGCAATCCGCTGTTGTTTACGTCAGGTTCAAATGTCACGGTGCATCTTAACGGCACATTGTTAGCGGCTGGCACTGACTATAACACAAGCACAGCTAACACTATTGCTGGTCTTACTGCATTATCAGCTAGTGACAGTGTAGTTGTTACTGTTTACCGCTTGTATAACGGTTCTGATGCAATGCCGCTAATTGGTGGTACGTTCAGTGGCACTGTTGTTGGGTCTACTGACACACGGTCTATTCCGGCGATTGGTGCTGCAACTGGCAACATTACTTTAGACTTTGCCACATATCAGAACTTTGTGCTGACGCTAATAGATGATGTTATTTTAGATAATCCAACCACAGAGGCGGCTGGTCAGTCTGGTTTCATTACCTTTATTCAAGACAGCACTGGCGGCTACACTGTGTCGCTTGGCACTGATTATGAGACTGCGGGTGCTGCTGGCCTGACGCTATCTAGCACGGCAGATACAACAGACATTGTGCCTTATGTTGTTACAGCAACAGGCCGCATTTTGCTTGGCGCACCACAACTAGCTTTTGCATAAGGAGCCACTATGTCAGGCCCACTAGGTTCAGCCCAATGGATGTATGCTTCTGGTGCAGAAGTCACCCAGCAATCCCTCAAGTTCAACGATGACGAAAGCCAGTATCTAAGCTGGACACCGGCTGCTGCTGGCAACCGCAAGACTTGGACTTGGAGTGGTTGGGTTAAGCGTGGGAACTTAGGTACATTACAAGGCTTGTTCCATTGTTACGATGGTGCTGCAAGCCGTAGAGGTTCAATTGTTTTTAACACAGACAACACTATTGGGTTTGACCAAGGCGGTTCTGGTACATCTGGGTTAATTGATACTAACGCTGTTTTTAGAGATGCATCAGCTTGGTATCACATAGTTGTAGCGGCTGATTATTCTAACGGCACTGCAAGTGACAGAGCTAAGATTTATGTAAATGGTGTTTTGCAATCAGTTTCAACATCAGACGATTTTGACAATGCTGATGGTTTAATCAATTCTAACAATACACACGAACTTGGTTCATTTGATGGCAGCGGTCAGTTTCTTGACGGCTACCTATCAGACGTACACTTCATTGACGGTCAAGCCCTAGACGCTACCAGCTTTGGTCAGTTCACCAACGGCTACTGGGAAGCTAAAGACTACTCCGGCAGCTACGGTACAAACGGCTTTAGACTTACGTTTGAAGATGACGTTGTCTCTGAGGGGTTCAATGCCACAACCTATCTTGCGACAGAGGCAAATCAAAGTGTAAGCGGAATAGGTTTTTCGCCAGATTTAGTTATTGTAAAAAATCGTGATTCATCTTCAAACGGTAGATGGGGTGTGATTGATAGTGTTAGAGGTGTTAATAAAACCCTAGCTACTGATATTACTGATGCTGAAGTAACTAGCCGAAGCGATTTGCTTACAAGCTTTGATGCTGATGGTTTTTCTCTTGGTGCGGATGCAGCGGCATATGGGTGGAATAACACAACTTACACGGCTGGGGATAGACAGGTTGCTTGGTGCTGGGATGCTGGCACAGGTTCAGCCGCCAGCAACACTGATGGGTCAATCACCAGCACGGTAAAGGCTAATCCCGATTATGGATTTAGTGTGGTAACTTATACATCACCAAACAATTCATCTGACCAAACAGTTGGTCACGGATTATCACAAGCCCCCGATATGATTATCTGCAAAAACAGAGACACAGCATATAACTGGGATATTTATCACAGTGGTACTGGTAGCGTTGAAGACACGCTGACATTCACTTCGGCGGCTACTAGAGATTTTGACGTTTTTACAACAACAGCGCCGACATCAACTGTATTCGGCACAAAAAACAGTTTTACTCATAACGGCACAGATGATTATGTAGCCTACTGTTTCCATTCGGTGGCTGGCTACTCATCCTTCGGCACCTATAGCGGCACAGATTCCCCCGGCGTTACTGTAACCACCGGCTTCCGGCCAGCTTTCATTATGATTAAAGCAACTAACCTTGTTGAAGGTTGGGTAATAATTGATGGCACTAGAGATACAATAAACCCTCACAATAAAGCGTTAAGGGCTAATTCTTCAACTGCTGAAGTTACTGGTAACTCTGCATTTGACATTGATTTTACCGACACTGGTTTTATTTTACAAGGAACTGAGGACGCTATCAATGGGTACAATGGAGGCACGGGCGAATACATCTATATGGCATTTGCCGATACCAGAGAAGCAGCGTTCTGGAAAGACGTATCTGGGCAAGGCAACCACTGGACACCTAACAATCTCGACTATCGTGATAGCTTGCTTGACAGTCCGGCGAA